GAATCGGCTTTTTGTAATGCCCAAAAGGTACATTAAATCCACCACTGCTATTTGTTCGGCACAGTCCCCGATAGCCTACACGGTTGAGATAATAAAATAATTCGGCTAGCTCTGCTTGAACTTCTGCATAAAGAGTCATCGATCGCAAATTATTAAATCGTTCTCTTAATCTGTAATAGCTGCTTTCGGACGTGGCATATTGCAGATTTGTATCGATTCCGAATCCATTGAAATTACCTTTAACTTGTCGATACAAATTGATTAAATACGGATTAACATCATTCAGCAAAGCATATTCAGGCATCACCCCAAGCGTAGCGCCCAATGCTCCACAAAATGGCTCTACCCATGTGTGAGTACTACGGAATGGCTCGTACATTTCTGCTAGCAAAGCAGCTAATTCACGCTTGCCGCCACACCACTTCAAGAACGGTTGCAATGGTTTAATCTTTGTTTGCGTTGTCATTTGTTACTCCTATAAACTCACCTTTAGCCATCCGCACAAAAGCCGCCTGATCTGCCAAGTACTTGACATGCAATTGCTTCAGCATCTCAATCAGCACATTGCGATCGCGTATATCTGCAATCTGTTCGCAGAATTGGTGATGCGTTAGCTGCTTTTCAATTGGTAAGTCACTCATAGCGGTATATCAGGATTATTCAAAAACATTATTTCAGTTAGCCATACTTGAGAGACTGTGGACTCAATACCTAACCCTAAATACAAGATAAATTGCCAAGTTCCAGCTAGGTTTGTTTCCTCAAAAGCAGACTGTAGCGCCCTGCGATTGCTCTCGCTGTCTCCTTCATCGGTGTAGGGGTAGTAGAATCGGTCAAATAGTTCATTCATCACCATATTGTTTGTCAACTCCAAAATAAAAATATCTCCAGTGAATTGAGAAGCAGTATTTACCGTTGTAAAACTCAAATTTTGAATAAACTGGAACTCTCCAAATAGCTAAAGTTAATCTACCGATCTCAATGCGTAAAAGGTTTACGCCCTTAAGTTCATCGTTTTTAGAGTCGCCAAATTGAATCATAATCCCTTCAACTCCTTCCATTCATCCTTTAACATTCTGAAAGCCGCCAAGTCCTGATTAATTTGGCGATCTCCAACAGCTTTACTAATTGCGTGAACCGCCATGCGATCGCCTATAGACTCTACAAGCTTATCAATGGCTTGCTCTGTACCTGCGATCGCATCTTGCCTGATTTGCGCGTTCATATCTTTTCACACCTTACTAATCGTTTATTTCTCGCAGTCAGAATAACCACGTCATGCAGTTCAATTGCGTCTAGAAATTCAGATTGGTTTCTAACGATTTGGACAAAACTTCTCTCTGGTATTGATGGCTCAATCTCATCATTTTTAAGCTTTACGACCTTAAAAACAGGCTGCTGATGAAATGTTACGATCACTTCCTTTTTACCAGCTTGTACAGCACGGCATAGGGAGGTTAGAGACGCACGAAACTTGGTTAAGGGTTTGTATTCTGCAATCATTTATACCCTCTGGATGCCATATGCTTTACCCTTAAATTTAATAATGTTTGATCCGTCATCTAACTGATAAACAGTATATACACGTTTCACACTAAATACAATACCCTAATCATAATCATTCACCACAACATCCGCACAAAGCATAGACTAAAATCTATAGCTGAATATCGCGATACCGCAATAGACTACACTCGTTATCAGGGGCGGTTTTGCGAAACTCCAACCCGTAAGCGCTGTAATCGAATTTATGCGTCTTCCTAAATGTATTCCTAGCAAATGGACATCCTCGCGATACAGCCAATTGATAAGCCATCTCTAAAGTCATCCACTCGTTCTCGAACTCAGTAGCCTGTACCTTTGAGAAGAAAGAAATCTCATGATGATCGCGATTGTAGCGATAGATTTCACCTGATACGGAACGATTGTAGAGCAGTTTAGATAATCTCCTTAGCTCAATGTTTTCACCTAGCAGCTCGTTCAATTTGTAGGCAATCGTTACCGCATCTTGCCACTTATCGGTAAGCACTGAGTTAATTTGCTCTTTCGAGATAATCCGTTTAGCGACTCCCTTCTTTTTATCGGATTCGATTTTTTTTCTGGTGCGGGTTCGCTTTGGATTACTCCAATCCAGTAGAAGCTTTTGCACATCAGGGTGCATTCTGTACCGCTTTTTGAGCGATGGCAAATACACTTTTAAGCTGGAATATTCACCGCCCCTAGTTTTATATGCCAGCAAAGCTTTAATCCTTTGTCCATCAGGGCGATCCGCGATTGGTATCTTTACGCGAGGGCATAGCGGCGCGATGTAGGCAAAAAAGCTGTATAGGGTGATTACTGATAGCAAACCACTTAAGCAGGGCTTTAGGCACGCAAAAACATATAGGTGCGTTGGTGATTTGCGATCGGTTAATCTTTGACCTCGTACTCGTTTACGGGGCTTTTTCTTTTTCGGCTTCGCTGCAATATTCTTAGGCGGCTTAGTTGGGCAATCGCTTTTTGGTTTTGGCGGTGGAGCTGCAATTACCTCTAACTCTGGTTCAGGTCTAGCTTTTGGCGGCTGTAGTTTTGGTGCATCTCCAATATGCAAAACCTTGCGATCTAATAGCGATTGCCATAGGTTAGACCACTGATTTTTATATACCAAATACTGAGCAACAAATAGCGCATTAGTGGCAATAGCGCGATCGTCTTTGAGCTTGCGTCTTTGCTCATGCGCTGCGATCGCACTTAAGATTGGCGCAACTTGTCGCCATATTTCAGGGCTGGTGTCAAGGGAGGGGATTGAGGGGATGCAGATGGGTAATTTATTCATAGTAAAGATTTCAAAGAGCTAATTAATTTTTCAATGGTTGAGATATCTGCAATTTGAGAAACAGTTTCAACCTCAGAACCAGTACGCAACCTGTATTTAGAAAGCCAAGCTGCAAGGCGTTCTCTTACTGGTATTTCCCCTAGTTTTGCTTCAAGTAAAGTTAGATTTTCTTTGAGTTCGTTGTCTAAATCTTTGCGCTGATTTACTAGGGTTTTACGCTTTTCTACCAGCTTTCCAGCTAATAAAATATAGTCGTAAGGATCTTTAATCATGGCAGTTGTAGTCACTACAGGCGGGGATATTTCGCCTATTTCTTGCAGTGCTATTGTCAAGATTTTTTGGGCTTCATCCTTGCCAATGTAAGCGGCGATCGCTTCCAATTCTGTATCCTTAGCGGTGATGTATTGGGAAAAGTCAGGGGCTAGGGTGTTAGTATCCATGATTAGATCTCAGATTAGAAACTGTAGAGTTCGCGCCATCCCATAAAAGTTTTACCGTGCCTGTTCTCCCATAGCGATTCTTTAAAGTGATTAACTCTAAAATGCCTGTGTCTACAGTGTCTTTGTTGTAGTATTCATCTCTATAGCAGCCAACCATTAGATCGCTTGCTTCCTCAATACCACCCGATTCCTTGGCACTATAAATCGTTGGGCGCTTATCTCCTGATTGCTTAGTATCGCGCCCAATTTGGCACAAAACTACGATGCGAGTATCTAATTCTTTTTTGAGCTGATTAAGCTCTTCCAATACATAATCTACACGTTCTCTAGTCAGCATGTTTTGATTAGTGCGAACCAATGTTAAGTAGTCAATCCCAATCATCCCAATAGAGCCATGTTCAGCATAAAACTGTCTTGCAATAGAAACAATATCTTCAATCTTTCGGGCGCGATCGTTAACCTTCATGGGTAAGCCAGAATAGTTTTCTTGAGCTTCCATCAATACGCCCCATTCTTCGGGCTTAATGTGACCGTTTTGCAATGATCCTGTACTGATTTGAGCATGTTTAGAAAACAGTTTTTGAGCTTGTGCTGAGCTACTCATCTCAAGAGAAAAGAACAATGATGGCTGTCTCATCACGTAAGAAGTGTAAGTCAGTAACTCAAGTAATACAGTAGTTTTACCCATGCCAGTGCTACCAAGTATCGTTACGAGTCTTTGCCTTGGTAGTCCACCTGACAGCAAGTAATCAAGATCTTTAAATCCAGTCGGAAGGATCGATTCGTGAATATTGCCTTTCTCCCTAGCCTCCGCAATCTTGGTTAAGTTTATGAACTCTTCTCCCATGACATCAAACATTAATCGGGTGTGACTCTCATCACCTTGCAAAGCCCGAAACTCTACGAGTTTTTGCTCAAACCACGAGAGTGAGTCTGCAAAATCGCGCTCTTGAAAAATGCCTTGAGCCTCTCGGCAAAAGTCGCGATACTTTCGAGATTTATATTTTTCTCGGATTAGTTCGGCATATTCGACAATGCTAGGAGACGGGAGATTATTCTCGTACAGCGCAAATATGGCGGCGCGATCGCTTAGGTTTGGCGGCAAGCCCTTCATTTCGCGCTTGGTTGCCATGTGTTGATACACGGTGTCGGGACTAATCCGTCCTTGCCCTTGGAACAATTCAGCGCATGTATCAAAAATTTGACCGTGAAGGGCTGTGTAAAACATCTCGCTAGTCAGTATAGGGGTGACAGCCTTAATCACGTCCTGAGAGCTCAATACTGTGGCAATGACGATATTTTCTGCTACTACTGAGCATAGACTTTCACCAGTTGACAAATCTTTCATGATGCTTTCCTTGCTAATTTGGCTGCGTATTCTCTTGCCATGCTTGGCATTGGTGCAATGATTTCAGGCTCTTGCACTGCGATCGGGGCGGGTTGCTGTTGCGATCGCTGTTGGGATTGTTCTAGCTTCAAAGCTGCGTCTACAAGATTTTGAAATTTAGTCCACATCCCAAGTTTTGTGCAATCGCCTATTATATTGGCGATAAAATCGGTTGCAGCCCCTACGGTTGACTCATCTCCGCGCTTTTTCTTTCTTTGAATGCAAACCTCAATCAATGATTTACGCCAGTCAAGGGGATGAGCGCCGTTGTGCCATTCAGCATAACCAGCATCAATAAAAGCGATTGGAACATGACGGTTGATTGGCTTAGTCTTGGTAAACCTTGCTTCAAATTGCTGATAGCGTTCAGCTTGTTTTGATATGGCGATCGCCTTGCTGGAATTTTCGGGCGACAAAGGGGCGGGGGTAGGGGGTGGGGTTTCTTGATCTTCGAGATTGTTTAGATCCGAGAGGTTACTTGTTTTTTGTTCAGGATGTATTTTTTTCTGCTCTTGCAAATTCTCGGAGAAAGAATCGCTTTGTTTTTTATTTAAATTTTTAAGATCTTTAGATCTATTGATCATGTAGTCATTTTGACTAGATCTGATTTGGTCAATTTGACTAGATGGGAGATCGTCATTTTGACTAGATGCAGTTTTCGATCTGACATGCAAAACGTCATAATCGATCCTGTACCATTTCGTCTGATCTCTGCTTGACGCATACGGTTGAATCGTTTTTATAATTCCATCGTTTTCGAGCTTTTTGAAAAGTCGGAAAATACTAGATCCTGAAAGCCAAGGCATTTTTTCGCCCCATTGAACTAATGTGTATTTACACCACATGAAATCTTCGTAAAAAGTTTTATCATCTTGATGCTCATGCTTAATCGTGATAACCCAATGGATTTGTTGAATTGCGATCGCCTCGTTAATTCCAAATACGGCTGCTAGCGTCGGTAAAACCTGTAAAGGTCGCTCGTTAAGTAGTAGATGTGTGGTCATTTATTTCACCCCTGCTTCAGAGATAACTTTTTCAAGAGCCTCAACACAAATGTCAACCATCTTGCGATCAAGAGTTGCGCAAGCAATTTTTGCATCATGATGTAGCTTGCGAGGGATACGAGCTTTAAATTGCGCCCATTCAATTTCTTGGTTTTTCATAAATCACCTTAAATTACTTATTAAGTATAGTATTTTTGTACTAAATTAAATCACTTTGTTTTTAATCATTTACTTGCTTTGCATAGAGATTTGTTTATGCAAAGCAAGTAAACTTTATTTTTTCTTGCCTTTAGCAAGAATATCTTCACAAAGCTCTTGCGCGATGTCTGCGGGTGATCCAATACCGCGCAAAGTCTTACGTTTGCCCTCTAGGATTAACTCAATACGCTCTTGTTTTTGCTCCAAGATGGTATCAATCTTTTGATCGATTTCATGCCACTGAAGCCAATAAACTGACACGCTATTCTTTTGTCCGATCCGATGACAACGATCTTCGCATTGCATCGCGTCGCCACTAGTCCAAGGGCGATCAACCATAATTACGGTTTGCGCCGCCGTAAGCGTAATGCCTACACCTCCAGCCCGACTGGTAGAAACAAATACCTTGGATTGTCCAGATTGAAAACGGTCTACAAGGTTTTGGCGATCGCTTACGGCGGTTTCACCGATCAAAAGTTCGCCGCCTAAGCGTTTGTGTAATTCCTTTGCTGTATCAAGGAACTCAGTAAAAATTACGACTTGCTGACCTTCTTCTAGGATGTCGCTAGCCATCTCAATCGCTGTTTCGATTTTGGCAACAGAAGCAGCTTTCCTGAGTTTGCCAAGCAGTACAAGAGCTTCACCCTTACCCATGCCTTGATTTTGCTCGTACTCAAGCTGAGCATCAAGAAATGATTGTTTCCAAGTTTTGAGAGCGTCGCCTGTAACTTCAGCTGCTCTCATCATGCGTGTTTTCTCTGGCAGATCTAAGCATTGAGCTTTAGTTCTGCGAAACATCACATTTTTGGTACGAGCGTGAAGTTCATCAAGATGGGCAGCACCTGATACATCCCAAGGACAAAAACGAGTAACTTTAGCAGCGCAAAAATACGACTCAAAATCACGCTTGTTTTTAGCTAACTCATGGTTAGTAGCTTTGAGCAGTGGAAACAAATTGATCGGGCGACCGTTTTTAATTGGCGTACCAGTAAGAGCTAAACTACCCTTGCAATTCTCATGGGTACTTAACTCTACAAAAGCTTTACCCCTGATAGATTTGAGGTTCTGAGCATAGTGAGCTTCATCTGAGATTAGAAAGTATTGGCTAATCTCTAGAGGTTTTGGAATCTTTGCCCATGAGAAAACCTCAATGGGAACGCCAACCATTTCAGCCTCTCTAAACCAGTTCTCCTTAAGTGATGCAGGGCAAATTACAAAAACAGGAATTTGGAATACTTGATAATAAGCTTTTGCAACCATGAGAGAGCAAAGCGTTTTCCCCAAACCCATATCTAGCGCCATGATTGCGCCTCTGAGTTCAGTATTTTGAATCTGGGAGATTGACCATAGCACCGCTTCTTTTTGGTGCTGGTAAAGGTTGCGACCATTAGCTAGCGGCGCTGACACATTAGCTGCATCTACCAATCTCTGATAATCGGCTTGTGCGATCGCTAATTCTGCCAAGCGCTCTGATTGTGCAGATTTAACTTCGTCGGCAATCGTAGGATCTACTTCAAAATCAGAAAATGAAGTCATCAAATCGGCAGCAGAGCTAAAAGGAAACTGCCAAAATTTGCCATCGGGATTCCATTTAGCACCCTTGACAGATTTGACCTTAGCGACAGTTTCAGGACTATATGGGAATGTGACAATGATCGCCTTACCCTGCAAAGAAATCTTGCCGTTAGATTTTGGCTTTTCTGCTTTGACCTCAGTAGCGATCGCTGTAGTTGCGCTGAAAGATTCTGGCAACTCAATCCCCATGTTTTGCAGTTGCTTGCGATAAGTTTGCAGCATCTTGAAAGCAGCATTTAATTGGTTAGGGGATAAATTTCTACCCGCTTCAATTTGCTCAGCCAAGCTATGCCCAAACTCAGCATCGCGCCCGTTATACCCTCTACCGTCTTCAGCGATCGCATGATCACAAACGTTAGCCAGTGATGCGATCGCTTTTTGAATAATCTCAATACTCATGATTTATTACCTAGTTACTTAACTTTTACTATCTTAGTACCATAGTACCATAATTAAATAACTATTTATAAATTTAATCCAAAACACAAAACACATAGACTCGCGTCTATACATCCGCGCAAAAAAAAGCCGTCACGGGTGCGACGGCTGGGAAATGTAAAGTTGATTTTATTTTACTCAATCCTAGTATTAGCAACAACGATCGCCGCCAGTTCATGGTTAATTTTGCTGCGATAGTATCTCAATCTAGCTCTAAGAGCTTTTGCGTCCAACGCTGGGTTGTTAGCATCAAAGCCCATTTCATCGGTTAGGGCGTATAGGCGGGTGTGGTCGATCATTTTGCTAATCCCTCGTAATAAAAACAGGTGTAAGTGCCATTGGTATTGTGAACAACGATGTTGCCGCCCTTAGCTCTGCAAAGCCTTGATGCTTCTTCATTACTCCTAGCTGGTACAGTGCCAAGATTAGAAACGCGATCGCCAGCGGTGCGGTTAACTTGGGCGATTGCAGGGGATTGGATAGCGAACAATGTGAATGCGATGATTAGGTTTTTCATGATTTAATGTTGGTAATGCAGTTTTCGGGTTGTCAGCGATCGCTTGTCATGGGGCGATCGCTGATTTTTATGGGAGTAGAAACTCTTGAAGGATAAATTTGCCGTCGGCATCAAAATGTATTTGGCTATAAGCTGGAAGACTTTCTGCAAGATCTTCCATGCTTGGATCTCGCATACAATCCGATCGAAATTTACTGCTTACTGTATCAAGGCAATTGTCTTGATTAGGATTTGCTCCTACAAAGGCAATAAAAGAATTATTGTCTTTTTCTTTATTCACGATGCACTCAATCCCAAATGATTTGTACAGCGCTACAAACTTTTGTAAGTCTGTATATTTGAGCTTGCGTCCTGCTCCTTTACGAGCGCCGCCCCTGCCGATACCTTTGGATTTAGTCATAGTTTTCTGTATAAAGTTACATTGATAAATTTTGGAGTAACCGCTTCGTAGCTTGTCTTGTTTCCTTTGGTCGCTTCTTCTAGGTAGAGTGTGACTGGTGTGTTGCTGAATTGAGGCAATCCTAAAAATCTGACTTCTGACGCGATCTCAGAGTCTACTGACAGCTTAATTTTTTTGATGTGCATGATTAAAGCGGGTAGCGAACCCGCAAAGCTAGCTCTAAATGTTGTAAAACTTTTGCTCCATTCCAGAGCCATCAAAAAGTCTAAATACATTTGGATAAAACTCTAAAGTAAGAGCTTTAGAAAATTGATTTTTCCACCATCCTCGATCGCCATTAGGAGAGCCAGATAATTCTAGGTAATGAATCTCAGAGATACAGGTGATCTCTTCCTTACCTAGCTGTGCAAGCATTTGCAAAACTTTTAAACTAATCATCTTTTTTACCAAGCTACTTTTACTTCTAATTCCCATTCGCCATCGCCAAAAGCGCGGCACATGGATTTCCAAAACTCATCACAGCCATTTTGACGGGGTAGATAAGCTTGCTCGTTACCAGCTTCGATAGCTGCTTTTACAAGTGCCTTACCAATACCTTGCCCTTGATAATCGTTGCTGACTTGAGTAACAACAGTGCGACCGTTCGCGCCGCTAGCCAAGAATCCAACAACTTCATCGCATTCATTGAATGCAACGAAATAATCGTGCAATTCGTTTTGAGAGATGTAATGCTCACTCATCAAGTCGCAAGCGCGAAAGATTTCATCCATCAATTCGCAGTCCTGATCTTCGATTTCTTTCCCGTATTGCTTGATAATGACCATGACGTTATTTCCTTTGTGTTACTTGTGTTTGCGGCTTTCTCTCTCAGCCATGAATACATAATAAGCCCTATCCTTTTGAATGTCAACTAATTCATAGAGATGATGTTACATCTTAATATTTAGTTACAATTGGGGCTTGACTTCTTCAACCTACCGCCCAAAATATCAGGCTGGATTGAGTACAGATAGCAAGCGTCAGGGGTTTTGAGATTTAGTAGCCAAGTGCGATCGCCACAATGGGGACAGGCTTTGATCTCTCGTACCGATTGCAAGCTTAGATCGATTGGTAAATCGCACTTCTCGCAGGTAACGGTGTGAGCTTTACCTTTGCGCTTTGGTGACGCTTTTGGTTGCCCTAGATCTAATCTAAGCTGAATTACATTCACTGCACCAACTCCACTAACTCGCAATCATAGGGTTTAATCTCTTCAGCAATCTCACCTTGACCAATTCCGCCTCTCGCTAGAGATTCAAACTTAGTCTCTGATACGATCGCGTTCTCTGGTAGCTTGTAAACCTTGTCGCCACAGTATGCAAATTGCTTAGTAGCACAGGCATCGGCATAACCGCTTTCACGCAACGCTAGAGCGATCGGTGATGAGTTGGGATAGGGCTTTGCGGCGGCGATGTGTGCGGCGGTGACGGTGACTTTTATCAACATTGCTTCAACCTCTTAACTACTTCCTTTTTGTACTGTTCTGCTTTCTCCACTTTCGCCCGCTTAGCCTTAGCCACAGGATGAGCTAGCTCCGATTGCAGGAAATCGGCTAGTTCTGCGGGGTTGCCTTGTTCGTCTACGATCGCATAATCGTAATCGGGATTGCTGTTTTGATGGCGTTCCATCATGAGACGTAGTACGTCAAGCCTTGCTGTCAGCTTGGTTACGTCTTCTACTGTGCGGATGGTGCGGATGAGCTTGAATTGCTTTTTTGGTTTTTCTTCCATGTCTACACCCTCTCAATACCGTTTAATCGTTGCATGATAATGCTTTCATGTTTTTGTAATATCAAGGCGGCATTGCGCCGCCTGTGAGTGTGGGTTAGTGGCTAGAAGGGGATATCAGAGTCTAAATTAAGCGCGTCAAGATGCAAATCTTCATCGCGTGATACTGCTTTTTGAATGTCAACATCTTCTACAGCAAATTGCTCTTGAACTTGTGCAGACTTTACGGGCTTAGGAATATCATCACCTTGCATTGAAATGCCGTTGTTAAGCCTGTCTTTGATATTGTCGATAATCTTCCAAATTGCCTGATCCTGCTCTTGACTTGGTTGATACTTCTGAACAGTCTTAGAAACCCATCCAATAAGCTTTTCTAGATCCTCGACAGTAGCGCATTTGTTTACGCCCTTCTCAAAGATTGCCCATAGCTTGTCATCCCAGCCCGTTGCGATTTCTGGCTCAATAATTTCTGCGATTTGCGGAGTAGTGAAATCGCTTTTAGCTTGATCCATTTCTTCAGATGTGAGCAAACCTGATGTTTGCTCTGGGAATGCTTTGCGAAGTGCAAGAGCTTCCGAGCATTTGCCAATCATAAGATCGGGCATCTTCTTCCAGATTGGATTATTGTCTTGCCTGTAAGCATTAAACCTAGCAACGGCTACAAATGGCTGTGCGCATCCTTTTCTATAGGCGATGGTTTTAGCCGCAGTTGGTGGGTTGGAGTTCAACCAAACCTCAACCCAAATACCGTCATCTCCGCACCAAAAAGTACTTGTGCCATCGTAAGCGCCAGAGTCAGCGGCTTTTTTTCTTAAGCCATCAATTGAAACTTGTATGGTCATTTTGCCACCGCGAGAGATAGCATAAATTTCACGCATGAATGGATTTAATTTTGACTGTTTGCAAACTTCTGCAAATAGCTGTAATTCTGCATCAGTACAGCCTTTAGCAATTTGCTGCTTGATAACCTTCCATTGCTCAGTATTAAAGTGTTGAGTGATGCTTGATTGAGATGTAGTTGTGATAGCAGACATTTGTTTTACCTGTGCGGATTAATATTAATAGCGATCGCCAAAAGGATAGGCGATAAGAATGCGACGGACAGCCAGTAAATTAGCTGTTGATGGTAGTAGTCGTATGGGGTCATGCTAAACCTCCGTTAGCTTTTCTTTATTTTGCGAGTTGAGCAGTTTTCGCCATGCTCAGGGCATCGGTTAATTAATTGTTGTTTCCTCGATCCAAGTCACGTAGTAATCAGCTTTTATGGCTGACTCTTTCTTGATTGCCCTGCTCATCACAAAATAAGCGCTGTGAATGTGTGCAGAATCGTATTCGTGGTTTTTGTAGCAAAGAATATAAATCATTTAAATCAAAGCTCCGCAACCGTAACGAGCGCTAAACACAAAAGCGTCATCACCAAAATTATCGCGCCTTGAGTAGGTGGATGCAAAGTCATCGGCTGTCAATGCACCTTGTGCTGCGATACGAGCGGCGCGATCTAGCTCCCATTGGTCAACTACTGGCAAAAGCTCTTGATAAACTTCTTCGTTCGCTACAGGGGGCAGCAGATCGGCAATAACTTCGATCGCTTCATCGGCGATCGCTTCATCGGATTTGGCGGCTAATTCGCGTTGCTTGACCAATGCATTGATGGCAGTTAACGCCGCTTTGCTAGTGTTGCTAGTCCAGCTAATGTGCTTACCGCTTAGATCGGTGATTTCGGCTAGCTTGCGATAGCCAAACCCATTAACAAAAAACTTGTAGCCATTCTCTTGTGCGGTTGCGATTACTTTTTGAGAAATCATGATGCGCTTGTCCTTTGCTTTCTATAAATATCAGTATACACTAATTTAGTGTAGTGTCAACATTTATTTTTAGTCTATAACCTAAATGGCTGCTTTCTATGCCTAGAGGGGTTTTGAGCGCAGCCATCATATTGCGGATATAACGAGTAGAAGACAGATTTAATTTGCTAGCAATAGCGGCGGCACTATGCCAGTTACCATCTCGCAACACTTTGTATATAGATAATGTGTATTGCTCAGATCGGGCTAATGCCCGTTTAGGTGGTTTGAAGTTATTGCGCTTCAAATAATTAGCGAAAGAAATATATTTTTCCATATCGTTAATATACACTATTTTGGTGTATAGTGTATTCAGTTTAAAGGAATTGCGTTTATGAACCAAATAGAAGATCAAAAAGTTCTATACTCAGTTGAAAACCTTACGGTTCTATACCGTGGACGGGGCTATTGGCACACACCCGAACTCAACCAAGCGATCGCGAAAATTATTAATCACTTTGGCGATCGCGCATCTATTCCCCCTGAATTTATTGCTGAGTTCATGAATGGAATTAAGCGTCATGGCTTGCCAGGTGGCGACGGCTGGAATGTGTGGTATGAACCATGTCCAGTTGTTAAAACTACTGCGATGGAAATCATTGTGATTTCAAAAGATATGCCACCCGAAATTATGGAACTGTACCCAGATTTCTACAAGGGCGGTAAATTCCACATCAACAAAGCCAAGCTACAACGCGACGGGAAAGCGCACCACTCACGATATGGTGAGTATTTTTATATTGATGTACCTGATAGCGCGATCGCATTGCCAGAAAGTAAAGAATTGTTGGAGGTGTGATTATGAATAAAACCTACAGCGAATTGCTAGCAGAAATACAGCCTCAAGTCATCACCAACGATGAGCAAAATGACGTAAACCTAGCGCACATTGAGAGGCTGTGGAATATTGAGAATCGCACACCAGAAGAGGAGAAGATATTCGACTTGCTGCTTCTACTCTCAGAACAATTTGAAAGTAAGGCGTACCCGATGGAGTCGCCTTGGTATGCGGGGCTTTGGTATCGTGTGCAAGCTTTTATGTTTAGGTGGTAATTATGGCTAGAAAATCAGCACCCAAATCAGCACCCAAGCAAGAATTAGCGATCGCACCAACCCCGATCATTGAGCGCTATAGACCTCGCCACACTTGGGCGGAGTTCGTGATGGAGCTTGTACCAGCGGATAAATATCCAACGATGCATAGAGAGTATTTGAAATAAAGCAGCGCGCGCCAACCAACAAACCCGCAAAACACAACAAAAATCGCAACGAGAAATCAATGGTTTCAGGCGTTGCGATTTTTGTTTTTATGCGTGGCGCGATGCGAGTTGTTAGATGAGCAAAACTATTTTAATTAAATGCTTGACAAAATAATTAAATGCTTGATATAGTGATTTACATAAGGAAATAACAAAAGCGCTGGGAGGCGCAAAACAAATGAACTATCAAGAATATAAGCTAGCTAATGCGGAAATTACATCTCAAATTGCGGCGCTAAAAAACGCATCTCGAAGCATCGAAGAAGAGTTTATTTCTTCGATGCAAGCTCAAGGATGGGCTTATGTAAATACAGAATACACTTCGTACGGTGAAACTTGGGGTTTGTCTCCACGTTTGCTATCTCCTTCCTTCTTGGCTAAGCACGGAGCAACCCGTGAAACGATTGAAGGGACAATAGAGTATACAAAAAAAGAGCATGGAAAAGATGTTCGCTATTCCCGATACCGAGCTGACGACTTCAATATTGATTGGGATCTCGATTGGAGTGAAGAAGAAACGATTTTCTTGTAATTACCTAATTAGCGATCGCTAAGTAAGCCATCTTGTTTAACTCAATCCTTAAAGGCGATCGCACACTCCACAGCGATCGCCTTTTTTATTGAGCGAAAACTATTTTAATTAAATGCTTGACAAAATAATTAAATGCTTGATATAGTGATTTACATAAGGAAGTAACAAGCGCTTGGAGGCGTAAAGACAATGACTACTAAACCCATTCTCAAGAAAAAAATAGTTGTAGGGATTCAAACTGTTCCCACAAATAATAACAACCTTCAGGTTGACGGCTACATTGTAACCGAAGTTACTTTTGATCAAAAAGAGACAAGTTTTTGTAACTTGTCTGTAACCTTGGAAAACGGAGCAATTGTTCCGTTGGAATGGATTCGTTCTGACCGATACGGCAAGAAACACCAGGAGTCTGAAGCGACTCAATCAGGAATCCACCCCTTGCTGAAAGGTGATAATTTTCATGGGCAAGGACTTTCTCATGCGATCGTGAAACCAGTTAACGACGTTTATGTAAAACCAGAAGAAGCTCCAAAAGGTTATCTTTTGTGGCAGTCATGGGACTGCGGAATGGAAAAAGATCCTGAGAGAAGAGATTTGTCTTTGAAGATTACCCCTGAATGGTGGAATGCGTATAAAGTGTATCGATACACTGAAATAACTCTAGAGGAGTTGCTTTCGCTTCATTCTTTTGAAGAATGGGAAATACTTCAAAAGCAAAAACAATCCGCTATTCAGTACCGTTTGTGCAGTAAGCCAAACGGCACTGACGGATGGCGCTGGTAATGCGCGGGATCATATGGGCAGTACTGCGATCGCCCCTCACAGTACTGCCTATTTTTGGCAACGGGCAACCACATCACATAACCCTGTTTTATGATGTGGACAAGACTCAGTACAAGCACCTAATTGGTACTGAGTTTGAAGCAACAGCGATCGCGAATCTCTGGAATAATGACATTCAGGCTTTATCTATGCTAATGCCTGACAACATCCCCCACAAATCTAATCCGCATATAACGGTTAGTTACCGCGATGGGATAGCGCCATCGGCAAGTAACGATCTATTTAAGTGTGATGATGATCGTGTAATCGCGCCTTACAGTCAAAAGCTTAATTTTAAGATTGAGTTCTTT